CTCGAAACACCTTGGTGCATAGATGGCAGGGATAAAGCTCTTCTGCTGCTGCGGGAATCACGGGATCTACGGGATCCACCACAGGAGCCACCACAGGAGCCACAGGAGGTACAGGAGGTACAGGAGGTACAGGAGGTACAGGAGGTACAGGAGCCACAGGAGCCACAGGAGCCACAGCCAGTGGTTCTATAAATTGCCCAAAAATACGTGCCTGCTCGGACATGAACAAAAATTGTTCTCGCAGCATGGAAAATCGTCCATCATCTATAGTCGGGTCAGACAGTTCACATACCAACTCTTTGATACGTTTTTGCGCAACATCGAATAGGTCTTCGTACTTGCGTTTCGACATGTTCGAAAACAAGGAGGTGCACTGAGGGGTGCAATCCGACAACAAGGTGCTCGAGTGCACGTGCTTATTTTCTGTGGGATCGTTTTTTCGACTCGGATTGCGACCGCGAACGAGACCGCTTGCGTTTCACGCGCAGCTCTTTTTGCGTCTTGCGCTTGCCCACTAAGAGGTCGGGGCTCCTCTTGCGCACATTGGCCATGAGACGTTCTATGTAGTCTGGCGCATCGGCTTCGATAGGCGACATGTGATCGTCGTCGAAACGCATCATGTTGGGATGGTTGGAGCGCTTGATGATCGAATGGGCGAGCTCCTCGTTGCGGCGACGGATGGTGCCTGGACTGCGTCTTTCCAACAACGACCCGTGACTTTCATGGAACATAAAAGCTGTGCGTACGCCAGCACGAAGTTTCCACGGAAGAACTTGGTGAAAGGCATGACAATGATAAAACATAGTAGACATGTTGGTCACGTTGCTCACATTCCAGTGGTTCAGAGGCTGGTTGAATGCATGACAGTGAGCAAACATCCCTTGCATGTTGGTCACGTTGCTCACATTCCAGTGGTTCAGAGGCTGGTTGAAGGCACGACAATAATAAAACATCCGAGACATGTCGGTCACGTTGCTCACATTCCAGCGGTTCAGAGGCTGGTTGAAGGCATGACAATCATCAAACATCCAAGACATGTCGGTCACGTGGCTCACATTCCAGTTGTCTAAAGGCTGGTTGAATGCATGACAGTGAGCAAACATCCCTTGCATGTTGGTCACGTTGCTCACATTCCAGTTGTTCAAAGGTTGGTCAAACCCAACTACACCACTAAACATATATGACATGTCGGTCACGTTGCTCACATCCCATGTGTCTAAAGGCTGGTCAAACCCATTTAAACCAAAACCACTAAACAACGCAGTCATGTCGGTCACGCGACTGACGTCCCAGTCATTAATGTGTCCATGCTCCGAGTGGATTCCCGTCTCTTCATCCATATCCCGAATTGCGGGTTGCAGTTGTTCTTTGTTTTCCGGCGTGAAACGCACCATGAGTATACTACCACGTATACATTACACACGGATAAAACGAATCGAGAGAATTGTTGTTATCGTATATTTTCGCGTGGACATTCTACAGAAAAATTCATGAGATACCGCAAATCCGCGTCACTCTGTGGATCCCAGGACCAACCGGGAATGCGATCTTCGAATAAAGCAATATTTGTCGCAGGTAGCTGGCCGCAGGAATACAACTCGCGTTGGAGAGATACGAATAACCACAGTGTATATTCATACGAATTTCGACTTCCATGCGCTTGTGGACCATCCGGAAAACGTTGCATGAATGCCTCGAGTGCAGCTACCCAATTTGGGTAGTTGTTGTTCCAATGCACCTGTGCAATGCACTTGACAAGTCGCGCCTCGAAATCCGCCATGGGTACCACAAAACAAGGGGGTGTACAACGGTGTGCGGTCTTGGTCGGCACGATTTCGGTTTCGGCGGACTTTCAATTTACACCATTGCGCATTTTAAAAACGCCGACGCTACATTTCACATTGCACGTCACTACGTGTGCAAAAGCGGGCGTCCGAGCAATTTTCTGCAATATGCAAGAACAAGCGATCGTCAAACAATTTCCGGACAACGTGCAATGCATTTACTACGGTTAGTCGACGACGTGATTGTCGAGAAATCACCTCCAGTGCTTTCCCGACACGCACCTGAGATGCACTGACATTGGTTCTTGTCAGCTGGATTTCAAAGAGGATTCGTCAAATTGTGACTGGGGGGTACCCCCCCCTCAAAAAACTTTCCACCAAACTTTGATGAAAAAAAAACGGATTTGGACATTTTTGAATTTTAAAAATGTCCAAAATGGGTTTCTATGAGAATAGTTTTGAGAATGCGAGTTTTTTTGAGGCCTCCTTACGAAGGTCAGGTAAAACTCTGAAAACTTTCGACCAAAAACGCCTTACTGAGGAAAAAACGGATCGTCCGGGCCGACATTTTGGGTTGGACATTTTTCTGGACATTTATTTGGAGACACCCTCTTTTGTCGACCCCATGTTCACGTGACTGAATATCGTAAGCACCATGCACGACGAGATGATTAGATTTATTATGTGTTCAGTGTCATTTGTAATTCCCCTCCCCTTATTGTACAGTCCATTTTCGCTTATTGGATTAAAGTTCGTGTCTGAAGAATCTACCATAAATTTGACATAGCGTCAGTGTCAAATTGTACCTAATGGTAGTCACATTAACCTAACATTAACCTAACAATGATGCGCATTTTGGTATTACTAAAATCAGGTTGTATTTTTGAGTTGGCGTATACATTTGACACGTGGGGTCAATAACGATTTATACCTTTAAGCGTAAACGCATTTAGAAAAATGTCCATAATGTACTATATACAAATGTTAAAGTGCGAATGCGGATTCCAATGCAAAATGCGGCATAATATGCACGTACACCGAGAGTCCAAAAATCATGAACGGAATATGAAGCTTGTGACGAACCAAGTCGAAACGAATGTGAACAATGGAACCTTTTTTTGTCATTTGTGTGACTATTCGACGATGGTGAAAGCCAACTATCGCAAACACATTATTTCGTCCAAACATCAAAACAAAATAAAAGATGACAAGCCGCGTGACATACAACCCGTTACGTTGGTGGAAGTCATGGACATGTTCATGAAACATCATGAAACGGTAAATATCCAACAAACGGAAATGTTCAAAATGTTCGCGGATCGGATTGTGGCTAGTCAACAACAACAGGTCCAACAACAACAGCCCCAACAACAACAGCCCCAAAATGTAATGATTGCCAACAATTGTCAGAATACCATAAACAACCAAAAGTTTAACCTCAATCTCTTTTTAAACGAAGACTGCAAAAATGCCGTGAACATGTCGGATTTCATTCGAAATGTAATCATCACGGCCGAGGATCTAGAAAACATTGGTGAATTGGGATATACGGAGGGCATGTCCAAGATTCTGACCAAAGCGATTCGGAGCACAGAAACGACGGAACGGCCGATGCATTGCACCGACGTCAAACGCGAAACCATTTACGTGAGAAAGGACGATGCGTGGAAAAAAGACGAGGACTGTGAAGAAACAAAACGCCTGATCCAGCACATTGCGCACAAAAATTACAAGGCCTTGTCGGAATGGAGCAAGGAGCATCCTGAGCACACCGAACACGACACGGCCGATTATGAAGCGTGGTACACGATCAGTCGCAACATGTGTAACACGGATCCCTCGGCACTCAAAAAACTGATCCGTCATTTGGCCCTCACTACTGCCGTGGAAAAGAATGCACTTGTCTCAACGTAGTCAGGGGGTCAACGCAACCAGACCATTGGTCTGGTTCAACGCAACCCAGACACAAGGTCTGGGTTGGTCATTGCCGCGACGAACCCGAAGGGTTCTGTCGCGGTTGGTCATTGCCACGACACGTCGTGGTTGATCCCGCGGAATATTCCAACAAAAAAACCATGGGTATACAACCCCTTATCAAACTTCTTTAGTCAAAGTATAATGTTTCTTTCAGGTCGAACGTACAAGGACATGAATGAAATCTTTCCCGGCTTGTACATTGGCAATGCACAAGCGAGTTCCATGTTTGGACAACAATTCGATCTGGTGGTCAATTGTACTCCGCAGTTACCCTTTGCCCCTCGTCTCAATCCATCCGAACCAGGAACATGTATACGCGTCGCCATCGATGATAACCCCCGACGAAATCCCGAAATGTTGCAGATTGCCAATCACGGTGGCGTGTTGGAAGCCATCCACGACACGTTGATGGATCCCAAAGAAACGAAGGTGCTGGTCCATTGCGCAGCAGGCATGCAGCGATCTTGCGCCATTGTCGCCTTTTACTTGATCAAATATCACCATTTTTCGTTGAATGATGCCATGGCCTTTCTGCGACAACAACGTCCGGTGGCCTTTTATGGTGGTGCCACGTTTTTGCCGGCACTGAGTGCGTTTGAACGAGAACATCGATAATGTTCTCTCAGAAAGAAGTTCCTCATTCTTGCGTCTCAGACCAACTATACAACTGATCCATTTTCTGTGTTTTTGCGATCAAAGAGGTGCAACAAAGTGGTGCAACAAAGTGGTGCAAACAAAGAGGTGAGAGTAAGACATGTTGATAATGAGGATGAGGGTCATGATCTCCTTTCAGCATCTTTGTTGGAGCGATGCTCTACAGAGTCCTCTTTTCCGGGGGCTTTCCCAGAATGTATTTTCTAGAAACGTCCCCTGAAAACACTTTTGGAAACGTCTCATTCCAACAACATCCTCTGTGGATCTCCTTTCAGCATCTTTGTTGGAACGATGGAAAAAATTTCTTTTGTCCATGTAGATCAGATATACCACCATGTATACCATGTTGAAACGACTCGTGATTTCGTCGGTGATGCTGCTGTTGTTGGACTACATCTACCTCAGCTACAATCGCCATGAACTGGAAATGCAAGTGGTGAATATCCAGCGCGTGGTGATGCAACTGAAGCTGGTGCCCACGGTGTTGTGTTATATCCTGCTCATCGGCGGTCTCAATTATTTCATCCTGAGTCGTCATCGCCCGATCCACGAGGCCGTTTTGTTGGGATTGTTGATTTACGGAGTATATGACACGACGAGTCTGGCCATTTATAAAAAATACAAATGGAACATTGCTTTACAAGATACACTCTGGGGTGGTGCCCTTCTCGGACTCACGACGTGTGTAGTTTACGCCTTGACCTAAACTCTTGCTTAATCTCTTCCCGTTCTTGAGCTCGAGTTGGAAATGCCGAAATGTAGTAAGGTCTACTGAGACGTAGTGCCGTGGTTGTTGGAAGTTTGACGACGGCATCCTTTTGGACCTCGGGTTCCGGGGCCCGAACGCGTTGCATTTTGAGCAACTGAGACGCGTTGGAAGGGAAATGTTTTTCCACACATTCAACGTGCCCATCAATGATTTTGCAATACAATGCCACCTCCTTCATGTCGACCACGGTGTTGGAATCTCTGCACAATTCGTCATTCCAAAAACGAATGCGTTTGTAAATTCCTTGAAACACCTGTCCCGTTTTTGGGATCTTGTCCACGTCCAACAAGTTGCGATAAGCGTGAAACGTCTTGACGTCGTTGGCCGTGCCACCACGGAGTTGAAAATTGTTTTGCAAAATCTGGTTGAACTTTACGTGCTTTGAATGAAACAGATGATCTTGAATGCCAAGGGCATTGAGACGTGTTTGACCATGCGACAATGTATAGAGGGAGCGCATTTTCACTCCGGGGATTTGATTCTCGTCAAACATGAAAGAAGCTTCGCAATCGCCACCGCACACCTTGAGGCGATACTCGCCCGGAGATGTCCTTTCCAGCATTTCCATAAATTGAATCATGCGTTCCATCAACGATTGTATTTGTCCTTCTGAACACCAGTGCGGGGAACAAGGCGCGAAAGAGCGAATCGTAACCCAAAAGCAGGTAGCAAAGGTGTTTCTCGCATCCGGATTATCCACTTGAACAATGTCAAAGTGAAGACACTGTTTGGGCAAAGAGTGGCTTGCCTCGGCGTACCGATAACGTTGCTTGAGTCCTTGAAATTTATACCCAATTATACGAACATTGGACTCGAAATCTGTCGATTCATATTGAATGGCAAATTCGGCGTCGGGAAAACATTTCGTAACATAAGAATAAACTTCCCGATGATACAACAGTGGCTCCGGTCGATAGGCCAGCGACTTTTTCGTCGACACCAGTGCCATTGGCGAGCGAGGTGGTGAACAAAGGGGTGCAAATCGATATGCCCCACCGCGTATCGCCCTACTTTGTGTTTTTGTGTTTTTTAGACATGCACAACAACAACAACAACAACAACATCGATAAACTTACTTTTTGACGCGCTTGGCTTGGGAAGCCGTGTCGGAGGATCCGGCTCGCTTGACGACCAACGTCGGGGTGGTGCGTTTTTTGGCAACATAGACGTCGTACTCGCGTTCAAAGGCGTCCAATTCTCTCGACCACATGGACTCCAACGACGTGGCCAGCAACGCAGTCAGTTCACGATCGGCGTCGTCCCGTTCTCTCAAGATGCGGTCGACATTTTCAGTGGTGACGGAATCCATGGACATTTTGACCAAATACTTGTAATCTCCGTCGATTTTGTCATATCCCTGCAACAAGGCGTCCACCTGAGCCGCCGTCTTTTTCCTCAGATCCACCGTCCCGGCCAATGTCGCGGTGATGAATGTGGCGCGATTGCTCAACTTGACCAGACGGTGACGCAAGTCGTGGACGAGAGCCTCTTTGCGTTTGGCATACGTGTTCATGCGAACTGGGAAAAAGGCGTCGATGATTTCCGCCACGGTTTCGTACTTGTGCAAACGTCGATCGTGATCAAAGAGATGCATGTTGGTGGTGGACACCGTCGTGGACAGTTTGAGCAACTTTTCCACGGCGCCGTCGTCGAGTTCGCCCAATTTGCCCTTGGGAAACACGACGGTAATGTCCACGACGAGCTCCGTGCACATGGAGGTAAAGTCGCGAATCACGGGGGCGTTCTTCTTGCCCGTCTTGGCATCGACCGTGCCGTCCATCAACCCCTCCAAAAAGGCAACGTAGGGCATGGTCCACGTGCCCACGGGCAGTTCCGTGATTCGAATCTTGTCCTCGGCGCACCGGGTAAACGTGCCCTTGATCAAAAACTTTTTGCCATCGACTGCCGACACGGATCCAGTGAATCCTTCGTAATAGGGCACAAAGTCCTCGGCCCAAGGTTGTTCAGTAAGGGCAGCCAGCTTGTGGCGCAAATACCGCACAATTTGCTTGGGCGAAAAGGCGGGAATCGTGCAACTGAACCCCGTGCCAATGCCGGTGACGCCATTCAACAAGACCACGGGCAAAATTGGCACATAGTATTCGGGCTCGACCGGCGTCCCGTCGTCGTCCAAATAGGTGAGGACGGCATCATCCGCCTCGGGAAACAAGTGACGCGTGAGCGGATTCAATAGCGTGAAAATGTAACGCTCCGACGCACTGTCGTCACCGCCCTGAAGTCGCGTTCCGAATTGACCGTTGGGTTCCAGCAAGTTGACATTGTTGCTGCCCACAAAGATCTGGGCCAAATTGACAATGGCCCCATTCAACGACGCCTCGCCGTGGTGGTAGGCCGAATGTTCAGAGACGTATCCTGAAAATTGTGCCACCTTGATTTCCGTCGTCAATTTGCGTTTCAAGGCGCAAAAGAGGATTTTGCGGAGGGAAATCTTGAGACCGTCGACCATGTTGGGAATGGATCGCGCGCAATCGTAAATGGAAAAATGGCGCAGTTCGCGATTCATAAAACTGTCGTAGGTGACCATCGCATCCGACGTGTTCAAAAACGCCGTCTTGTCATACCTCTCAAGCCACGTCTTGCGATCGTCGGCACGCTTCTTGTTGAACACGCCGTCAATGGCATCGTCGCTTCCCGGTCCTTCGTGCAAAAGCTTGACCGTCTTGCGCACCCTCATGTACTCTTTAAATTCCACC